GCTGGCCGGTGACATCGCCACCGACATTACGGACGATGTCATCAGCGTGACCACCAGGCGGGGCCGGTCCCGCTGGCTCGATGAAATCACGGTCGGAACGGCAGCGTTCGTTGTCGAGAATCGGGATGGCAATTACAACCCGACCGGCGGCGGCCTGTACTCGGCCAACGTGGTGCCCGGCAAACGTGTCACGATCAACGCCGGTGGGCAGCCCATCTTTGACGGCCTGATCGATGACTGGGATCTGGCATTCTTCTTGGACCGGGAAGCCCGGGCCACGGCGTACGTGTCTGACACGCTGGCTCGGGTGGGCCGTATCCAAATGGACGGCCACACCACGACTAGCGAACTGTCCGGCGCACGCGTGAACGCCATCCTGGACCGTGCCGAAGTTGACTTCCCGGCCGGGCTACGCAACGTCGAGGCCGGGCAAACCACGTTGCAGGCCGACACGGTCGCTGACGGCACCGACGTGCTCAGTTACTTGCAACTGGTGTCACAAACCGAGGCGGGTCGCCTGTTCGCCGCCGCCGATGGTGTGCTGACATTCTTGGAACGTGACAGCGGCATCACCACGACCGGTGCGCCCGAATTCCGTGACGACGGGTCAGGCATCCCATACCAGGACATCGCTGTCACGGTCGGTTCGGACCTGCTGTTTAACCGTGCCGTTGTCACCCGGGTCGGCGGCACGACCCAAGTCGAGGAGAACACGGCAAGCCAAGCGCTGTACGACGTGCGCACCGTCACACAAGACGGCCTGCTATTTAATAGCGACGCCGACGCCGAGTCGTACGCCGAATACCTAGTCAATAAGTACGCCACGCCAGGAATCCGATTCAACGCCCTAACAGTCGGCCTGGCCGGCCTGACTACCGCCCAGGCGGCCACGGTGTGCGGCATCGAGCTGGGCGACGTGGTCCGTGTCGTGTTCACACCACCCGGCGGCACACAAATTGACCGTTACGTACTGGTCGAAGGCATCGAACACACCATCGACACAAGCAACCACCGTGTTACGTTTAGAACGTCTAGCCTGCAGGAAGCCAGTTTCACCCTGGACGACGCAGTCCTAGGCGTACTGGACGGCGACGCGGTGCTGTCCTACTAGAAAGGCCAAACATGGGAAGCGGATACAAAGACTTTGCGCCAGGCGACGTACTGACCGCCGCCGACGTCGACGGCTACCTGATGCGTCAAACCGTGATGACGTTTGCTGACGCCTCGGCGCGTGACTCGGCCCTGTCCGGTGTTCTTGATGAGGGCATGGTCGCTTATTTGGAGGACACAGACCGGACTACGTACTACACCGGCAGCGCATGGGTCGACATCGCTAGGCTTGGTAGTGGCGGTGCAACAAAGCAACTAGGCACGTATGCGGCTGGCGACGTTTTGCAAGCAGCCGAACTGAACGCGATTGGGACCACGACTGCATACACGCCGACCGTCACCCAGGGCGCGACGACGTTCGGGATGACGGTCAGCACTTCTAATTACTGGGAAATCAACAAATTGGTTATTTATTTCGCACGGATGTCAATTGCCAGCGGTACCGGTGTTGGCGGAAATGCCTTGAGGGTGTCGATTCCTGTGACGGCTGGTACCAGCCAGAACCCGGTCGTGGGATCAGCAATCGTGTTCGATTCAAGCCTCGCAGATCCGTATTCATGCGGCGTTTGGTTGTCAACTACGAGTCAGATTTCCTTTCAGCCAACATCTACTGCGAATTGGAGCGGCATCGGCTCAACCCCGAATATTGCATTTGGGACTGGGGACATTATTTCGTTCACCGTGGCATATGTAGGTGCATGATGATTGTTGACTTAACTTCAGACTTCGACCCTGATACTATTCCCGTCGACTGGTTAGCCGACCGGATGCGTAAACACCGCGACCGTTTCCTTCAAACGTCTGACTGGACACAAGTAGCAGACGCACCAGTTGACCGGCAAGCGTGGGCCGATTACCGGCAAGCCCTCCGCGACTTTCCTGCCACTTGGACACCTGGCCCAACCGCCGATTTTCCCGACCCGCCGGCATGAGAAACGGTTTACTGATGGTGGGCCTTGGCGTCCTCGCCTTGGTGCTGTCCAACTTCACGAAGGGATAACCCATGAACCTAGAGAACCCGTCAAAGGCGTTTATTGCGCTGGCCGGCATGGTGTGCATCACCGTCCTGCTGGGCGTGGGCCGTATCCCTGTCGAGGCCGGCACCGGCATGCTTGGCACGATCATCGGGTACGCAGTCGGTAACGGCATCGCCGCGAAGGGCGGCAAAGCGTCGACGCCGATCATCGGCCCGAAGGGCACCGACTGATGTACACCAACTGGCATGACGGACGGCGCCCCGGCAAACCGTATGACCGGTGCAGCCCGAACCTGCTTGCCATCTTGGACTATTGCCACAACCGTTGGGGCCTCACCAACCTTGGGTGCTATTCGGTTCGGCCGATCAGGGGCGGCACAAAGTGGTCGGCCCACGCTTTCGGGGCCGGTCAGGACATGTCCTACCGGGAAGGCCCCGAACGGTCCGTCATCGAAGCCGAAGTCATCCCCTGGCTTGTCGACAACGCCCCGGTGCTCGGCATTCAACGCGTCCACGACTACTGGGCGCGCCGCTACTGGCAGGCCGGTCGCGGATGGATTGACCGCCCGCCCGGCGGCCGTAACGATCATTTGCACGTTGAGACGACCGCCGAAGCGTGGAACGACGGCCGTCCCGTCGAGGAACGCCTCGCAACGCACACCGTGCCCGCGCCGCCGCCGCCGGTCGTCAAACCGTGGAAGCCGGTCCGGCTCGGCGCCAAAGGCAGCGCCGTGAAGAAGGTGCAACAGGTGCTGCAAGACGCCGGGTACAAGAACAGCACCGGGCGACGCCCCATCGTCGTGGACGGTGACTTCGGTTACACCACGGACAAGCGGGTGCGTGAATATCAGAAGGCCAACGGCTTGACCGTGGACGGCATCGTCGGACCGATCACGGCCGCCGCAATGGGCCTGTTCTAACAATCCTTGACCGGCCCCAGGCCGGTGTGCGCATAATGATGGCCCCATCACAAACAGGAAGGCCCATCATGAAACTTGCGTTATTTGTCATTCTCACGTTGCTGCCCCTCGGCTGGCTGACCAAGGACATGCCGAGCGAATACGAACTGATGGTCGAATACTCGACGTTGGCGACATGGCCGCCGACGACGACAACGACCGCAACGACCACCACCGAGGCGCCCCGCACGGCAGCCACGGTGGCCGTCACCACCACGACGGGCACACCGGGCCTTCCGGTCGCTGATGGGGCGAAGTGCCCGGCGTGGTGGGACACCGCCCGATCAATGGGATGGCCCGAACACGAAATGGGGACCCTTGACCGGGTCATGTGGAACGAATCCAGATGCCAGCCTGACGCTGTCAGTTCGACACGTGACTACGGGCTAACACAGATCAACTGGGCGACCTGGTCGCACCTGGTGCGTGAACTGGGCTACACCCGGGAGCACCTGCTCGTCCCGGCCGTCAACCTGTTGGTAGCCCGAATCGTGTACCAGGTGGCCGCCGATGCCGGCTACCGGTGCGGTTTCTCACCGTGGTACATGTCCGGCGACTACTGCGACTGACAGCCATGCAGGACATCATCATCACGTTGCAGACGTGGGAGATACGGCACGCTGTCGACGTGGCCGTGCGCCGCCAGGTATCGATGTGGCAACGCCAGCAACGTGCGTTGCACGGCCAGCAGACCCGTGGCAACAACTGGCAGTATCAGATCATCGGCGCCCTTGGGGAACTGGCCCTCGCCAAATACTTGGGCGTCTACTGGTATACGCCGACGTTCGATGACGTGGACGACGCTTTAGGCGATGTCGGCCCGTACGAAGTGCGCGCCACGGAGCACAACCCGGCCCATTTGTACGTGCACGACTACGACCGGCACGCACCGTTCGTGCTGGCCATCGTGCGACAGGGTCGCGTCAAACTGGCCGGCTGGGCATACAAACACGAAGTCGAGACCCTCGGCGAGTATTGCCCGACCCCGACGCACCCGACTTGGAAACTTCATCAGGACTACTTGGCCCCCATCAGCGACTTACCAGGAAGGCCCCAGTAATGGCATTCAACTTGAACGACTACGAACCGGTAGCGGCCCGGCTCGCCCGCTGGCTGTCCGACGCGCACGACCGCGAAGCCGACCCCCGCGTCATCACGCACCTGGTGCACCACGGGCCGGGTTGGTGCGTGTTCCGTGCCGAACTGTACGAAGGCGACATCTTGCGGGCGACCGGCTGGGCCGAGGAACACGCCACCGAGCGGGGCGTCAACGCCACGAGCCACGTCGAGAACTGCGAGACGAGCAGCGTGGGCCGAGCGCTGGCCAACATGGGCGTAGCCGGCCACGACCCCGACCGGCGCCCATCCCAAGAAGAAATGCGCAAAGTCAAGACCGGTGAACTGGCCGCCAGACGTGCCCAGAAGCCCGCAGACGGCCCGCAACCCGGCCCGGTGCCCGATGACAGCGGGACTGGCCCTTACGAACGGCAGACGCCAACTGACAAGATGGTGAAGTTTCTGCGCGTGTTAGAGAAGCGCAAAGGCGTGAAGGCTGATTCTGCGGCAGAACAGGACTTCGACGTATGCCGGTCCGAGATCGACCGCCTGCAGGGATTGTCGGACGCATGACGACTCGACGTGTCCTGCCCGACAACTTGACGGAAGCCCAATTTCAGGGCGCCATCGTTGACCTAGCGCAGTACTACGGGTGGCGCATCTTCCACCCGCGCACCGTGCGCACCATCACCGGCCACCACCTGACCGCCTACACCGGGCACGCCGGCTTTCCCGACCTGGTACTGGCCAGCGGCTCGGGCGTCATTTTCGCTGAACTGAAAACGGCGAAGGGCCGCCCAACCCAGGCGCAACAGGCATGGCGGGCCGTGCTTGAAGCCGGCGGCGCCGAGTACTACCTATGGCGCCCGGCCGACTGGTGGGACATCGAAAAGCGACTACGGAAAGGACAACGCAAATGACACAACTGGAACTGGCGACCTGGGAACTGGAGCGTTGCAGGGAACTGCTCGACAAAGTCGACCGGGAACTGCGCGAAGGCACGGTCAGCATCAAGACTTGGTCCGAAGTGATCGTGGAAGGCGTCTGCATCTCCGGCCTGTTGGCCGGGCTGAAGGCGCTGCAGGAGGCGACACCGTGACGACGACCGGCAAATGCTTGGGCTGTCAGCGTCGCTACCAGCGGCTCGGCACGAACCCGAATTACCGTCACTTGTGCGGCCCGTGCGCCATGCGAGCCGAACACAACGCCAACGCCAAAGGCCAGTAATCCACAGCCTGTGGACGGTGCGGTACCGAAACCGCCGAAACAGTACCGGCCTGCTCAGACCCCCCAAATACATGCCCTTGACAAGCCCACTAGACTCAAACCCAACTACTGCCACCACCACCGGAGTGAGGGAAGCCCGGTAGCGCAGCGGGAGGGCCTGACCGAACGGAGCGCCCGACATGCTCACAACAGAAGCCGCAGACATCCTGCACACCATCGAACGCCGACTCAGACCCGCCCGGGCACCATTCCACGGCGACAGCGAAGCCCTGGCCGACTGGACAGCCCTACTGGCCAAATACGACAAAGACCAAGTAGCCGCAGCCTTCGCCGCCCACCTGGACGGCGGCGCCGGCCGCTGGCCCAACTACTACACGTTCCGGGAACTGCTGAAACTGCAACGCCACAAGCGCACCACCTACACCGACGACTGCGACTCATGCGCCGGCGTCGGATGGAAAGCCGGCAGCAACATGCAACTGCGAGGCCGCAACTACTCGACGGCCGTACCGTGCCATTGCCCCCACGGCGCCAACGCCGAACGCAGCGTCCTGTACACCGAACACGCCATCGGGCTATGCCCCACCTGCAACGGCCACGGATACCAAGCCGACGGCCCCGACAACGCCACCAAATGCGACAGGTGCAACGGAGCCGGCGCCATCCGCCCAACATGACAC